ACAGGTGCAGATGCGCAACCAACAGCGTTCACACTTACAGATTTCTATGCTGCTAACGTGCGTGCGTATCCGGGAATTCAGTTTTCAGAATTTTCAATGAAGTTCACCGCAGATGGAATGTTAGATTATGATGCTAAGGGAACAGGTTATTTATCTTCAGCGGCATCAACACCAACACCTTCATTTTCAACTGTACTTCCAACACCTGTTTGGCTTGCAACAGTAAGCATTGCAGGTTCAACAGTGTCAAACGCTGTAGATGGAAATATTGACATGGTACGACCTGTAACACCTATTTTTGGCCTTGCAAATACACGCGACCCATACCAAGTATTTTTAGGTGCGCTTGAAACCAAGGGTAAGATTAAATTTGTTATGGAAAACGATACTGAATTAACTCGTTTTCTTACAAATACACAACCTGCGATTACTTTAAACTGGTCACAGGGAGCAGGTGCATCAGCAACACAGATTGCATTCACAATTACTAAAGGTGCTTACACAGCGGCAGTTATTGACCGTTCAAAAGACTTTGTAGAAATTGACGTAGATATTAACGCTATTGGTAACACAACCGATGCGGGTTCAACAGGTGGCTACTCAAACATTAAGTGGACACTACAAAATGCTAAGCCTTCAGGTACTTATCAGTAACCTGAACTAATGTTGGCCGGGGTAGGCCGCCTTCCCCTACCCCGGTTCAACTCAACCAATCGAAGGCGAGATGGAAGGAACCATGTCTAAAGAAATTACACTCCCAAGCGGTGCCACAGTTAAGTTACGTGACCCTGCAACCTTATTAAAAAAAGACCGCGATAAAGTCTTATCAATTGCCGGCGAACAAGAAACACAGATTATGCAAGCCGTTGCAATGCAAGATGCACTTATTGCTATTTCAGTTATTGAATGGTCTTTTGATTTAATTCCACCTGCAATTCGTATTGCTTCATTAGGTGAACTAAGCCCACGCGATTATCAGACACTTTCAGACGAAGCGGTTAAAGCACAAGATTATTTGTTCCCTGACATGGAAGCGGATAAACAAGATAACCCAAAAGTAAATACCGCCAACTCCAACGACTAAAAAACGTATTACTTGGAAGTTCGCGGCATGAGGATATGGAATACCCCGATAAATATTGGGAGTATTACCTGTGTGCTAAAGAATTTGGTTGGACACCTGAACAAGTAGATAATCAACCTGCGCATGTTCTTGCATGGGTGTTGGCGATACATAACGTTGTAATGGAAGTGGAAAATGAGCGAGAGCGATAACTTACCTGATGTTCTTGCGGGTTTAAATTTACAAATTGCTCGACTTGATGTTGCATTTGGAATGGCCGCCGATGAAATTTCACAAGCATTAGTTGGTGCAGCACAACGGCAAATTAAGGGTGACCGCAAAAACGAACCATACCCTGCTATTTCAGGTCAGCCACCAATGAACGTTAGCGGTAAATTACGTGCAAGTATAAAAGGTCGTACTACTCGCAGCGGGTTTGGTATTTATACTGCCGAAGCCGGTGCATATATGAAATACGCACGTGCTGTTGAATTTGGTGGCGCACCTACTTGGACACGGGGCCAACACTTCCCATATATGCAACCTGCGCTTGAAGTATTTAAACGCACAAATTTAATTCGCACCATACTTATCAAACATCTTAGGAGAGCGTAATGGCCGGTGAGATTCCACCACTAAATATTAAAGTAAACCTTGATACTTCAACTGTTACTGTTGGTGTTGCCAAGGCTACCGCTGGCCTAGAACAAATTTCTGCACGTGCTAAATCTATGACAGGTAGTTTTGGTAGATTTAAAGAAATGGCTATTGGAGTATTTGGCGGTAACTTGCTTACTTCAGGTGTTATGGGCATTACACATGCGCTTGAAGAAATGAAGGCTGAAGCCATTGCAACTGAAGCAGCATCAAGACGTTTAAGCCTTGCTTTAGATAATATGAAAGGTGTAAACGAAAAACAAAAAGACGCTGTATTAAAAAATGCAGATGCTTATAGCAGTTTAGGTTTTGAAGGTTCAGAGGCTATTAGAGCCATGGGTACCTTGGTTACCGCAACAGGTGACATTACCCAAGCCAATAAATTAATGGCTATGGCTGCCGATTATGCCCGCGATAAACACATTGATATGAATAGCGCTGCTATTGCATTAGCGCGTGCAACTACCGGTAACATGAAAGCATTTACCGCTTATGGAATTACATTAGATAAAACCTTGCCTAAAAATGAGGCTATTGCTAAAGCGTTTGACCAACTTAATGCAAAAATTGGTGGTCAGGCTCAGGCTTATACAAAAACATTTGCTGGTCGCATGGATGTATTGCGGGAAAAATTGCAACAAGTTGGCGATGCAATTGCAAGTAAAGTTTTGCCTGTATTATCAGCATTTCTTGGATATATTGTTAATAACGGCCAAGCACTTTTAATTTACGGTGGTATTGTTTTAGGCGTCATTACAACTATTAAAATCTATGGCGCAACAGTTGCCGCAATTAAATCTATTCAACAGGCATACGCATTTTGGACATATGCACAAGCGGCTTCAACTAACGTGTTCCGTTTTGCGTTATCTGCCCTATGGACAACCATGAAGGCTAACCCAGTTGGTTTTGTTGTTGCAGCGCTTATCACGCTAGGTGCAGCCTTTGTATGGGCGTGGAATAGATTTCAAGGATTTCGCGAAGTTGTCATTAAAGGTTTGCAAGTCATGGTTAATGGGTTTGGTTATCTTGTTGGTGCCATTGCTAAAACATTAGAATTATTAGGTAAAATACCTACATTTGGTTGGGCTAAAAAAGCCGCTGAAGGTGCAAACGATTTGGCAAAATCAGTACGCGAATATTCTGATTCACTTGATAAATTAGCCAATAAAAAAATTAATACGCCTAAACTTAGTGGATTTGTTGCACCCGGAAATAAAACAGGAATTATAGGAAATGCTTCGGTTGATACAACCGGTAACGGTGGTGGCGGTGGCGGTTCAACTACCGTTCAAAACATTACAGTGTATGCTTCAAATACCAATGACATTGAAAAGAAAATGGCCAAAGCCGCTAAACTAGGCGTACCAGTTGGGGGTAAATAATGCCATTAGAAAATTATACATTTGTTTTTAATGGGCTAACGATTGGCACAGGAACTAATTATCTTGTAACCAATGTTGAAGGATTAGGCGGTACTTCACCGCTTCGAATTCAAGACGACAATCGCGGATATATTGATGGTTCGTATACAGGGCGAGACTTTTATGATGAGCGTACTGTTTATATTAATGTTACCGTTCTGGGTGATTCGTCAACTACGGCACAAGCAAATTACAAGACTTTACAAAACGCTTTTGCTCCACAGCCAATTGGTTACTATGTAGACCCTACTGGCTATACGCCTTCGTCTCAACAACTTAAATTGTTTCAATTCCGACTTAACGGCAATACGGGCGATATGCAAATGTATGGTCGTTCTCGCGGACTAACCACGCCTATTACGCCTGACTTTGCTTACGGTTATATTCAAACTAGAATTATGATGTCGTTTCCTGACCCACGCTACTATACAAATACAGGAACGACTGTTACCGGTTCTTCCGTATCTTTAACCAATGCTGGTTGGGCTACTTCTTGCCCTGTCATTACAGTTAATGCGCCATCTTCTTCAGGTCAAATTTCAGATGGAACAGTCAATATGATTTTTCTAGGTGTTCCTACTGGTGGTCCACTTATTATTGACTTATTGTCTCGCGTTATCTATACATCTGGATACGCTAATCGAAATGTTATGACTGGTACTTCCAATGGATGGCTAGCCATTGACCCTAACTCAAGCGCAACTTGGACCAGCACCATAGGCAGTATGTCTACTACTTATCGGAGCGCATATATCTAATGGCTACTTCCGAGTTCCGATATGTCACAACTAATTTATACCAGCCTGTTTATACAGTCACGACTGCGAGCGGCAATGGAACCAGCGTTACTTATACTGCGGTTAATAACTTTACTGTAGGTCAATCAGTCACAATAACTGGCATGTTGCCGTCGCAATATAACAGGACTGACTATTTAATTACTGCGCGCACAAGCACTACTTTTACTATTGCGAGTGGCGTTACGGGTACGGTAACTAGAGGCGGAACCGCAACTGCGCCAAATACTATTATTTCAGAACTACCTCTTACTGGTGTCAATTATAGTTCTCAATTAAATTCCACTGGTAGTTTTCAAGGACATGTTTTGCTTTCAGGTATAAACGCTACAAGTGCAAATGTTTATGATGGCACCATTCCCGCAAAAACCATTTTATGGGTGCTTTATACAGACCCAATTACTTTTGTTTCCACACCAGTTTGGTCGGGAATTATTTGGGCGCGTGAATATGATTCCGCTTCTCAAACACTTTCCATATCCGCACAGGAAATGTTGTCTTTATACAATAGACGCCGTATTAGCACCACAAAAACTTATGCTACATTTACCGACCCTGCTGTTATTGCTAGACAACTTTTACAATATACCGAAGCGTTAAGTCATGGCAAAACAGGTTTGACTTACAATAGTGCAACAACTATATATTCAACAAAAAATGTCTACGAAGGTTATCAATTAAAGTCGGTATACCAAGCAATTAAAGATTTAGCCTCTAGATTCTTTGACTTTAAAATTGCGCCTTATTGGGAACCAACCTATGGATATTTATATAATCAATTTCAGGTTGGCGTAGGTACAGATTACAATGCCACTTATTCACCTATTTTTCAATTTCCGGGCAATGTAGTGGAATATAAGTTCCCAGAGGATGGAAGTAGTGCGGTTAATACTTTGTACGGGCTTGGTTACGGAGTCAACGGCAATGCTGTACGCGCTACGGCAACAGACCCAGCCTTAATTGGCGCAACAGGCACATGGCCTTTATTAGAAGATACGGCAAGTTATACCGACATTCCTGATTCAGCGTTATTGCAAAGCCTTACGCTTGGACAACTTAAAGCAACTTCATACCCACCTACCACGGTTGAGGTTGTTATACCGCCTTATGTAGACCCTTATTACACAGGCTTTTCGGTGGGAGATGAAGCAAGAGTAAACATTAAAGATGACTTTTTTCCCGGTGGTCTTGATATGATTTTACGCATTGTGGCAATTAGTGTTAATCCCGGAGAAAATGGTCCTTCAAGAATCACGGTAACGCTTACAAGACAACTAGCAGATGGGGCGGTTTCATAATGGCATTTGTAAACCTGCCACCTAATCTTCAAGACATTTTTGGTTCAATTAACGACCGTATTGCTAAGTTAGAAACAGGCCCTAACCAAGCCATGTACACGGCTGAATCTGCACAAGGTGGCGCACAAAGTGCATCTGCACAAGCGGCAAGCGCACAAGCAAGTGCATTGTCTGCTCAAAATGCTGCCGCAGCCGCATCTGCGCAAGCCTTATCTGCTCAAACTGCCGCCGCAACTGCATCCGCACAAGCAACACAAGCATCTGCGCAAGCCGTTACCGCACAAGCAACAGCAAATACTGCACTTTTAGCCTCTAGTGTTGCATCAGCACAAGCAATTACAGCAAACAATACGGCTAACGCTGCGGCTTCCCAAGCAACTATTGCACAATCGCAAGCAACAATTGCTTCGTCTCAGGCTACGCAAGCACAAACATCTGCTAATGGTAAAAATAATAACTATTATTCAACAAGTGCGCCGGGAAGTACGGCAAATGTGGCTGGCGATATTTGGTACCAATATGGAACAACAGGCACATACGCTAATAAAGTAATTGCACAATGGACAGGCGCAGGTGGAACATCTTGGACACCTGTTACGGTTTCAGGTTTAGTTATTGCAAATATTGATGCTGGTTCTATTACAACTGGAACATTAAGTGCAATTCAAATTTCTGCTGGTACCGGTGGTACATCATTTACAGTAAGCCCAAGCGGTTATATGCAAGCACAAGGCGCATATATTGTTGGAAACATTACTGCACAATCAGGTACTTTTAATGGACAAGTTAATGCAACTTCAGGATATTTTGGAAGCCCTACAAATGGTTGGCAAATTAATGCTGGCGGTATTGCTGGTTTAGGTTCAGGCTATATTTCGGGCGGTGCTATTCAAGGCACAAGTTTCAACAATGGTAACGGAACATTTTTTGTTAATTCATCGGGTGATTTAGTTGCTCAAAGCGTTTATGTTAAAGGCGCTGTTTTGGGTACTTCAGGTTATTTTGGTAATGTTTCTAATGGTTGGAACATTGATTCATCAGGTATTACAGGTATTGGTTCAGGTTATATTGCTGGCGGTGCTATCCAAGGTACAACTGTTACAGGTGGAATAGTACAAACAAGCGCAGGTTCTAATGCAGTTGTTATGGATGGCCCTAATAACGCGCTTGGAATTAAATATGGCGGAACTTATGCGGGTTGGTTGCTAGGTATTGGTTCAGGCGCATTTATGATGCATTATGGAACATCACCAAGCACAACCGCTTATCCACGCGTATCTGTATCAAGCACAACTTCATCATTAGCCGCAGATGGTTCTAACTCATTAAGCGTTACAACTAGCGGTAACAATATGCAAGGCGCAATGACTTTTGGAAGCGCCGTTACTATGAGCAACAATTTAACTGTCAATTCTTACATTTACAATCCCGGCTATCAAGTTTCAACAGCGGGTGGCGCGGCTCGTATTAATGATGCTTCAACGCCAACTGCTCGTTTAGTTGCGGCTTCAGGTTCAAGTATTCGATTTAAAAAAGATGTTGTAGATATAAATACCGTATCCGCATTAGACCCTAAATTATTGCTTACAGTGCCAATTAAGGCTTTTAGATACCGTGATGATTATTTGGATGTTGAAGATGAACGTTCAGGTGTTTTGGTTCCGGGATTTATTGCCGAAGAATTAGACGCAATTTATCCTGTTGCCGTAGACCATGATATTCAAGGCAGGGCATCTCGTTGGAGTTCTGATTTTATTGTGCCAAGTATGCTTGCTTTAATTCAAGACCAAGATGCACGATTAAAAATACTGGAAGGTAAATAATGAACGAAGTAGAAGTAAATAATGTATTGAAATACATGCGAGAAATTATTGGAATGCAAGCGCAAGAAATTGCAGTATTGAAAGCAACCTTAGAAGCACAAACTACCGCTAACACATAACCGAAAGGTGCAACATGTCTGCCGTTTTAATCAATAATGGAAGTCTTTTGTTTTCAGGAATTTGGGCATTCTGCGAAACTATTGTTATCTTTACAATGGTTTTTAAATTTTTTAGCAAAATAATTAAAAGACTAGACCGTATTGAATACGCGCTTTACAATGATGGCAAAACAGGCCTTGTTAATAAAGTTGAAGAATTATTAGAAAACCAACAATGCATCCGCGTAGATGTAGAAATTCTTAAAGTAAAGGCAGAACAATGAGCCAAAAAAATGATTTTGTAGTAACAGCCCGTGGTGAACTAGGTACTGTTGAAGGCCCTAAAGATAATGAAACCAAATACGGCGCGTTTACCAAGGCTAACTTTTTGCCATGGTGCGGGTCGTTTGTTATGTGGTGCGCTAATCAAGTAGGGCTAAAGATTCCTAATGTGGTCTCTACCGCTGCCGGGGCTGAAAAGTTTAAAGGCATTGGCGCTTGGTCTAATGCGGCAACGGCTAACCCAACCGTAGGCGATTTAGTGTTTTTTGATTTTGCCGAAGGTGGAAACCCGATTGACCATGTGGGAATTGTTGCCCGTAATAATGGTGATGGAACGGTTACCACCATTGAAGGCAATACGTCAGGGGATGCCAAGAAATCTGCCAGTGAGCGTAATGGCGGGGAAGTAGCCCAAAAGGTTCGCGCCTATCGGGTAGACAACAAAAAGAAATTGCCAGTATTTATCGTAGGTTTTGGAACCCCGAAGTTTACTGAAAAAACAATATACACAACCGCAGATGCCGCCAAGGCCGCTGCATTAAAGGAGAACAAATGAAGATGAATAACAAAGTATTTGAAGTATGGGGAAAGTATCTTGTTTATAGCGCAGTCATGGCTATTGGCATTATTGGTAAGTCACCATTAGATTTTACCGCGCATGATTGGAAGCAAACAGTTAATGCCGTTTGGATTTCATTTGTGCCAGTCATTATTAAGTGGGCTAACCCTAAAGATGAAATGACTTTCTTGAAGAAATAATTGCAACACGCAAAATTGCCCTACCTTGCTTACCGCGGGGTAGGGCTTTTTTGTTGTATCCTTTTACTACCTTAACGGAAGGATTAAAGATGGCGTTAGCGGATACTTTAAAGGAAGCGGTTAATACCGCACCCAAAAACCAAATATGTTCAGTAACCAAGGCCAAGGAAAAGATGTCAAAAGAGGACATTGCAACCCTTGATGCCGCACTTTATGACAAGAATATTAAGGCAAGCGTCTTAGGGCGTGCGTTGCGTAAAGAAGGCATTGACGTTACCGAAGGCACAATAACGCGTCACAGAAACGGATGGTGCAAAACTTGTGGCACTGAATGATGCATTAAACGAAGAAAATGCTGCCGAATTAGCCGCTAATGAAACTGCCGAATTACGCAGGGCGCTTGTTCAGGCACAGCGCCAATTAGCCAAGATTAAGATTCGCAACGATGAATTAGTTGTTGCAACCCACCGCGGGGCCTATGAAGCAATGCTGGCCTTGGGTAAGGTAGACCCAGTACCACCACCTAAGATTGATAAGCGCAAGGCTAAGGTTGAAGTGGCATTGATTCACTCAACCGACTGGCAAGGTTCTAAAGTCACTACAAGTTACAACAGTGAAATCATGCGCCAGCGCGTTATGCAATTTTCAGAAAAAGTTGTTCACCTTACAGAATTACAACGTGCGCATCATCCTGTTAAAGAATGCGTAGTGATGTTTGGTGGAGATATGGTTGAAGGTTTGTTTAATTACCCTGCGCAGTTATGGCAGATTGATAGTTCACTATTTGGCCAGTTTGTAAATGTATCTCGCCTATGTATTGATTTTGTTCGCGTCATGCTTGCTAACTTTGAAAAGGTAACTGTTGTGGCCGAATGGGGTAATCATGGCCGCATTGGTGGAAAACGCGCCGAAGTTCCTAAGAGCGATAACGTAGACCGCATGGTTTATGAAATGAGCCGCCAATTGTTAGCAAATGAAAAACGCCTAACATGGGAAGATTGCCCGGAAGATATTCAAGAAGTACAGGTAGGTAATTACCGCGCATTGTTAATGCATGGTGACGAACTAGGCCGTTCAGGATTTGCTTCACCGGCTGCATGGATTGCAGGTGCGAACCGTTGGAAGGCGGGTGCGCACGATTACGATTTCCATGACATTTACTTAGGCCATTACCACCGCCACGCACAAGAACCCATTCAAAAGCATTACAACATTTACTGGACAGGTTCTACAGAATCCGACAACAGATACGCACGCGACTCAATGGCTGCCAGTGGTATGCCTTCTCAGCGCTTGCACTTCATTGACCCGGTTAAAGGTCGCGTAACTGCGAATTATCAGGTGTGGCTAGATTAACTTTTGTAGATTTATCATTTAAACAAATGGGGGGCATCCCCCACTTCAATTGCGTTATAGATTATTTGACCTTGGTTAATCCTTTAGGCAATTGGTGTTAAAGGCTAATCAAATAAATCGCCGTTTTCGTTTCGGCTCGCTTGCTAAGTAGGCAAGAAAAGACACGCCATCTAACGGCGGTTTACGCGGGTACCAACCGCGCTCAGGATTCCCTGCACTAAACCCTGATAACAAGCAAACGGTACCATAAAAGAAAAAACCCGACAGGATGCAGCCGCCGGGTTTTTCTAGGCGTTTCTGCCTGTATCTGATTGTATCTTACTGTCGAACAGGTGTTCGGATACAAACAAACGACACATAGGTTTTGGTGCTTGCTTTTATCGTAAGTTTTCCCCTATCTTTATCTTACGGTTCAAGGCGAACCAGTAAGTTAAAAAAGGGGGCAATACGTGGCAACAGTTCAAGAAACAATAATTGCAGTAATGAAAGAAGTTGGAGCAGTTGGTAAGACAGAAAAAAATGCAGCACAAGGTTTTGCATTTCGTGGAATTGATACGGTAATTAATGCTGTATCACCTGCATTGCAAAAACATGGTTTGATTGTCTTGCCAAACTTGTTAGAACACAAATACGAAACTGTTGAGATTGGCGCGAAGCTAACACCGATGGGTCACGCAACAGTTACAGTTCAATATACATTTGTTGGATTAGAAGGTGATTCACTTACAACTTGTGTAGCCGCTGAAGCAATGGATTCAGGTGACAAGGCAACTGCAAAAGCAATGAGCGTTGCATTGCGTACAGCATTACTTCAATCATTTGCATTACCAACTGGCGAGATTGACCCTGATGCATCATCTTACGAACGCAGCCCAAAAGCCAAGCCTGTAGAGAAAGTAAATTACACACCTGAACAAATTGATTTAGCAATGGTTGCTATTGGACAAATTGCAGATATTGCAGACATGGAAGAACTAAAGAACTTTTATGCAGGTGCGCAACAAGCCGGGCTATTGCATATTCCTGTAGATGGTTTAACACTTTCAACATTAATTACTAATCGCAAGAAGGAGTTAGAGGCATGAGAACAAAACGTTATTACACAGTTCGTTCAATAGTTCGTTATTCAATTTGGATTCCATTGTTTACTTATGTTTATCTATCATTAATCATTGGATGGGCGAACCTACTATGACAACACCTAATCATCCTGAAGGCCGTTTGTTAGCCGTACAACAACAGATGTTTTTTGCTGGATTACTTGCCGAACAAATGGATATAGATACTGAAATAGTTTTACGCAAAATTGCATTGGCTGGATTATGCCTTGCCATGGATATAGATGAAATTGCATTCGATGCAGCGGCGGTATTACCAAACTTAAACAAGTACAAGGCGGCTGCGCGTTTGAAGGTGGTGCCTGAATGACCGTAACGCCTATGCAAGTCGAAAAGCGTTTGACTGATTTATCAAAAGAAATTGATGAAGCGCACAAAGATTTAGTTACCGCTGAACACACTTATCACACCGCTAAGGCAACATTTGAAATCTCCATGGCTCGCGCTCGCATGTCAGTAAGTCACCCGGATATGAAACTTACAAGCGTGCAACGCGAAGATGAAGCATTAATACAAAATGCTGAACAGTATGTAGATGTAGCAATTGCCGAAGCGCAGGTAAAGGCAGCCCGCGCCAACGCTAATCGCATCCGCACCCAAGTAGATATTGCACGTTCGGTTAGCGTCAGTGTTCGTTCAAGCATGGATATTTGATGGATATTCATGGACTACTTAAAAGCGCGCTATATGACAATGACAAAACACGTGAACGTTCTATGCAAACAGAAATTGGTGCATCTAGCGTTTATGGTTGTGCGCGTCAGGCATGGAGCGTTATCCATGGCAAGAAGAAGGTAAACACAAATACCGAATCTTTAGCCGCAATTATTGGCACAGCCGTACATGCAACGTTGGCCGAAGCCATGAAACAGGCAGACACGTTTGATGATTTTCTGATTGAAGAAGAATTTAGAACGCCTGATTTAAAAGGTCATGTGGATTTGTACATTAAATCTACAAAGACCGTGATTGACTGGAAAACTACAACCAAGAAGAATATGAGTAAGTTTCCAACCGAACAGCAAAAGATGCAGGTGCATTTATACGGGTATTTGATTGAAGAAAACGGATACCCTGTAGAAACTGTTTCACTTGTAGCAATTGCCCGCGATGGTTGGATGAAAGATGTAAAAGTTTGGGAAGCACCGTATAGCCGTAAAATCGCACTGGAAGGAATTCAATGGGTTCGTGATTTACAAATGCAGTTATCCCCACCTGCACCGGAACGACCAAAACAATTTTGTAGAGACTTTTGTGAATTTTATGATGAAACGGGGCTAGAAGGATGCGTAGGAAAATAAAAAGACGTGATGTGGAATGGCAACGCGCAGCATGTTTGGGTTTAGATACAGAGTTATTTTATGAACACCGCACTGGATTACTTGAACAAGGTTTAACAATTCATCATCTTCGGCGCATTTGTGTTTCATGTCCGATTCAAAGAGATTGTTTAGAGATTGCTGTAGCCCACGAACCGTTTGGATTTTGGGGCGGTCTGAGCGAAGATGAACGCAGACATATACACGCAGGAAAACAAGACACGCAAACATTACAAGCGTTGAAGCGTGATTTAAAAACACTTGGTATAAGTTTTCAAACTATAGTAAATTTTGTAAGGTCAATTGAAAGGGATTTCACTTATGCCAATGAATCGAAATTTATATGAGTTGTAAGTGTGAAGATGAAGATTACTTACGCAAATTAATTCACGAAGAAATCGAAAAGATTCGTAAGGCAATGCCAAAAGCAAATGATTTGGTTGCGCTTTATTTTGATAACTTTCCAAGTGATTTAGTTAAGCCGTCAGGTGCAACTGTTGGCGCTCACATAAAACTAATTCTCAAACAATTATCGGCTGAACAACTGGCGGCGCTTATTCCGATTCTTGCTGCGGCTGGAAAACCAATAACCCCGTCATGGCTCAATTGGGCTAAAGAGCAGATACAGCCCAACGCCAAGATTGGGCCAGCAACACCAATTGCACCTAGGTTCAATGCCGCCGATTTTGCCAAGCCTGATGCAACACCCATGCCGGTTAATTTTAGGGATATGGTTTTTAAGCGCGTGGATGACGTTTTAAGCGATGATGGGGCAGAAAATGGGTAGAGATACGGGCGCGACACGCCAAGGGCTTAAACAGGCATATACGGGCGCTCAGGGCATAAGTAATCTATCCTTATCTTACGAAAGGGGAACTTATGACTAGATTTGTAGATGTAGCCCACGTACAGCCCGGTGACCAACTGATAGTGAACCAAGTTCCATACGCAGTTGATTACATTGAACCTGACGGAATTGCTTTTGATATGCAACTGCATACACCAACAGGCGATAAGGTTCGTAAATGCTTTACAGCGGGCGAAATGGTGACTATCAACTTGTGACCATTGCCTTCACTGTCGAAGGCAAACCGATACAGCAAGGTTCGATGCGGGCGTTTAATAATCGCATTGTTCACAACAAAACCAAGGAACTTATGGCTTGGCGTTCCGAAGTGGCGAAGGCGGCATTTATCGCTGGATGCACTCCAATTACAGGGCCAATAGCAATTTCAATGCGCTTTACGTATGAGCGCGGCAAGACAGTAACCCGCGACACACCTATTGTTCCGCCTGATTTGGACAAACAAATTCGGTCAATTTTGGATGCGCTTACAGGCGTGGCCTATGTGGACGATTCACAGGTGACTCAGATACGGGCTTCCAAGGAATATGGGCCGCCGGGGGTTGAAATTGAGATAACAGGCGGGTTTGAAACGTTATAAAACTGTTACCTAAGACACATGCTTAAATGTCATAAACCGTAAGGTTTCGGGTTTATGCTTCAGACATGAAGTTAAACGGACTTCATATAACGAGAGGCAAAAAAATGATTTACAAAAATTACACAATAGAAAAATTAGCACGCCGCGGTATTTACCAAGTTATTGATGGCAACAAGAACATAATTTGCGTAATGCCACTTTTAAAAGATTGCAAAAAAATTGTTGATGCTCGCATTAAGGTAGGTGCGTAATCATGGCTAATTTGATTAAAAATTTAAAAGATTTTCGATGCAATAACTGCGGCATTGAATATCAATCTTTGTACGCTTATCAGCATGTAGTTCTTGGTGTGGTATGCAATGACTGCATGGATGTTGATGTTACAGATAGCAAGTGGGCATAACATGGTTGAAGTTTCTTTAGAATGCCAAAACATTGATTGCCAAGAATTATACGAAGGCGATGCGGAAGATTCATACGACACTTATTGGTTTACATGCCCTAAGTGCGGTTGCGATAACGAGCAGGTTCACGCATGGAAATAATTACCTTACAGTGCGATGTGTGCGATGCACCTATTAGCAGCGAAGTATTTGAACAAGATGATGTTGTTACATGTTCAAAGTGTTGGGTGGACTAAGATGGGATTATTAATAGTTATAGTCGCGCCAACATTAGTTGCGGGATTTTTATGGGCATTGGCCAAACTAGAGGAAGGCATGAAAGATGAAAGTTATTTGTAAGGATAACCACTGGCGCATTAAAGAAGGCAAATTAATTTTAGATACGCCTGAAGGCCAAGACATTGTTAAGAAGATGATTAAGGCGCTAGATGTACAGATACGCGACATGATTTATGAAGAAATATGCGCACTTGATTTTACGCAAAACCGTAAGCAAATTATGAAGCATGGCATTGAGAACGCTTTACTTGCAGTTCAAGATGCTTGCGCAAAAGCCGTAGTAAGTAACCGCCTATGAAAACTGTAGATGACAACATTGTTTATGTAGCCAACTATGCGGGCAAGACAAGTAGAGCCGCAGCCGAAAAAGTTTTGCCTAAAACTGGAAGTATGCGCAGGGCTATCTATGAAGCGATTGCAAACCATGGCGGCCTTGCAGACTTTCAACTTGAAGCAATACTTCACGGCAAACATCAAAGCATTAGCGCAGGGCGCAGGTCATTGGTGATTGATAAGTTTATTGAAGATAGCGGCAAGACCCGCAAGAACGAAAGCGGTAATGATTGCACCGTTTGGATTGTTACACCTACAGATTGGAAACTGTTCTAATGCCTAGATACGATTACACATGTAAAGAATGTGGCGCACATGAAATCATTGCGCATAGTTTTTATGCAGATGAACAACATGATTGCCCTATGGATAATTGTAAAGGCATGATGCGTAAAGTTATTAGCCCTACGCCAACACATTTTAAAGCCGGCGGTTTTTACAGTTCGGATAATCGCTAATGATGAAAACTCGTTTGCTTAATTGTAAAAAATGCAAACGAAAGAAATGCGTTGTATTTCAAGAACACCCTAAACGAGAATTTGTTGATTGTCACGCATACGATTTGTTAAGAACTTTTCAATGGAGATGCGGGTATTGTGGATACAACAAAGTAAAACTTAATTTCAACAACAACGCTGAAACTATTACTTACGAATAAAGGACAACAGATGATTATTGGATTAAGCGGTTACGCACAAAGCGGTAAAGATACAGTTGCGCAAATACTTGTTGAAGATTATGGGTTTACGCGTTTGGCATTTGCCGACATTATTAAGAAAGCGATGTACACGCTAGACCCAATTATTAACTTAGATGGTTTGCGATTGGCACACGCTGTAGAAAAATACGGATGGGATGGCGTTAAGTCATTGCCTGAAGTTCGCCGTCTATTGCAGGTAATGGGTAGCGAGATAGGCCGCGATTTGATTGACCCGCAAATTTGGGTTGAACTTACAATGCATAACGTTCACCCAAACGATAAAATTGTTATTAGCGATGTAAGGTTTAGAAATGAAGCCGAAGAAATTAAATGGAGACACGGAAACGTTTGGCGCATTAGCCGTATTGAAAAGGGTGCGCCTATCAATATTCACCGTTCAGAAACCGATATGGATTCATGGGATTTTGACCATTACATTTCAAATAACGGAACTATCCCGGAACTTGCATTGGCGATTAAGGAAATTTTAGAGACAAAATGAACGAATCGGACATTATTAGGTGCGATTATTGTGGACACCTAATGTTCCGCCAGCACATTTCATGTAGAGCGTGTAGTAAACTTAATAGACAGACAACGAAAGGAAACAGTTATGCTGAATCTAATCTGCGGGGGGAAATCATGTTAGGCCGAATGAAACTGAGGAAACAGGCTTAGCGTTAAGTTTATTCAACGATGCTTAGTAGTAGCGGTTATAGCCGTAAGCATTGTTGTTGCATCACCGGCTGTTGCACAAAGCCCGAAAATGCCAGTTATGAGTACGCCAATGGCGGCTAAAATTCATGCCAAAAAACAATTGGTATATTGGGGATGGGCTAAAACCCAATGGACATGTTTGGACCAGTTATGGACACATGAAAGCGGGTGGCGTTCAAATGCCCAAAATAAGACCCCTGTGCGGGTTTTAAAGGACGGCAAGTGGGTTAAGACCTATGCGGGCGGTATTCCGCAGATACTAGGCTTACAGCCGCATTTAAGCGTGCCTGTGCAGATTAATCGCGGCCTGACCTACGTGAAGGCTCGCTACGGCAGCCCATGCAAGGCTTGGAAATGGTGGCAGCGCCATTATTGGTATTAAAAAATGTGACCCGGCACACAGGGTTAAATGGTCAAAAGATTGTAAGGTTTGTGGTTATACTTACACCATAAGGTAAACGGCCTTATACAACGAGAGGCAAAAAAATGGCAAAAACAGCAACAGGAAATAAAAAAGGTTTAGAAGCATTTAATGTTTTGATGTTATGGCGTGCTGAAGAAACACCTGAGTTTGTGACATCTTACGAAGCATGGAATTTAACAGGTGGAATTGTTGGCAAACAAAATGATTCTTCAGAAATGAAATTAATTGAAGTTGCAGTTAAATACACACTTAAAGGCGGCTCAGTCAAAGATTATTTACTTATGAAAGTAGGTGCATAATCATGGTACACAAATTAACAATTACGGGTGGACAAAAAAGTTTTGGAATTCGTGCAATTTGTTTTTGTGGATGGAGTGCTTATATGAACACAACGGTTCGCCGCGGTGGAATTACAAGCAAAAAAGATTTTTTAAAATCAGAATATAAAAGACACAAAGCGGGTGCATAATGACTAAAGCATTAGTAACTATTGAAGTTGATATTGATACTTATGGCATACCCGTTCAGACTGGTTTAGGTGAAAGTTCTAATCCAAATCACCCCGGACAAAGACATATTCAAAATTCTAAACGCGGTTATATTTGGGATGTAATTTACAATTTATTAAAAAATAAATCAGAGTTTGTTCAAATTGTAAAAATTTCATTAATGAAAGAAAACACATAATGACAATTTACTTTCTTAAAAAGCCGGCAACGTTTATGCAAACAACTTTAAACTTACAACCCGGCGATAGATTATTAATTGAAAACAAAGCCGGCGGGTTTTATTGGAACACAGTTAAAAGCATTGCTAAAGGTAATAGCAAGCAAAAAGTTTCTTTAACGCTTGAAACTGAAAACGGCGCAACCGAAGTAATTGAATGTGGCCAAGGCGTGAAGTGGTCAGTGATTGAAGAAGATTTATGAGTTGCCCACACTGCGGTAAAGAAGGTAGGGTAAGCGACAACCCTGAGCAAGCAATTGCAAGGGAATCAAGCGGGGGTAAGGGCAGCGATGCCTAAATGCTTGAACAACTAAATAGTTACCGTGTAGGCCGTTTCCTTACGGTAATAGCGAAGGCCCGTTAGTTATTTGCCTCTCTAACGGGCTTTTGCGTTTCTTACGGATAAAATGAACCATGACCACACTGGCCGCCATTGAAGGCGATGGATGGGCTGTATTGGCCGCAGATTCTCAATCATCAGATGGTGATGGGTTTGCTATCAATATCCCAACAGGCAAGATGTTTAAAAACAATGAACTAATCATTGCCGGGGCTGGACAGGTGCGCGGCATTAACTTGTTGGAACATGGGTGGGAAGCGCCAGCGGTCAAACTTAAAAATTTAGATAGATATGTAACTAGCATTCTTGTACCGTCTATTCGCAAATGTTTCAGCGCGGCAGATTATGAATACAAGCGCGATGGCGAATCTGTCGAAAACGATAACGTTTGGATAGTTTGCATACAAGGGCGCGTGTATCGCATTGAATCTGATTACTCATGGGAACGTAATTCAAATGGCATTTATGTAGCAGGGTCAGGCGAACGGTTTGCATTGGGTGCGCTTGAAGCATTAGATGCAGGGAAAGTAACAACCCAAGCACAGGCCAAGAATTTCTTGCGTAGAGCAATTAGGATTGCAGCCAAATACGATGCATACAGCGGGGGCGAAATTAAATTTATGGTATCCACATGAAACAAAATATTGTGGATAAGGTTTTAGAAAGAGCCAATAATCATTGCGAAGTGTGCGGAACGGGTGGGGATAACTTCGCGCTGCATCACCGCAAATTAAAATCACGCGGGGGCAAGGATGAAGTTTCTAATCTGATTGCCGTACACCATGAATGCCATAACTTAGGCACTAACTCAATTCATCTCAACCCTAAACGGGCTACGGAAAACGGCTGGATTGTGCCGGGATGGGCTGAACCTTCGGAGTTTCCTTTACTCATGGCAGACGGTAGTAAGGTATTGTTGGACAACGAAGGTAACTACACACAGATTGAAGGCGAATATGGCTCAGATAGAAGTAATTGGTAATGCCGGCAGTGATGCCGAACTAAAGTTTATTAAGGGCGCTAAAGGTGAATTTGCCGTAGCAAACTTTTCATTAGCCGAATCGCCACGCGAATACAAAAATGGTGAATGGGTAACGGGTGAAACTATTTGGTGGAAGGTAAGCGCAACAGGTGTAACAGCCGAAGCACTTGCAGATGTTCCACTTAAAGGCGTAACACTTATTGTTAAAGGTGACCTAAAGCAATTTGAATACACAGGGCGCGATGGCGTGACTAAGCAAGGGTTTGAAATCCGCGCTAAGACAATTGCACAGGTATTAAACGGTAAGCGAAAGGCCGCACCTGCAACACAACTAGGCGGTGATGATGCATGGCCGTTCTAATGTCTACCGCTGAAGTCTGCGAATTTCTTGGCGTAAAGATTAATAACCTTAATCAAATTCAGTTTCGCGGGCAGATTAAATGGGTTGAGAAAAAAGGCAAGAACGTTTTCTATGACCGTGAACATGTTGAAGCCTACAAAATAAAGCGAGATGCGCGTAAGAAATGAAATGCGCTTTATGTCGCAGACCTACCGAACGCTCGTTATGTTTTAATTGTTGGAACTATGCATTGGATAAACTCCAAGGCTTTCCCGATGATTACAACAAACTTGAAAAAGAATTGTTGCCTTCCAAGGGAACAAGCGAGCGCGTAGGCGGGTCAAAGACTCCACCGATTCCTGTAAGACTTGAAACGCTTTACTTGCGTACAGGTGGAATTAGTAAACCCTTGATGGAACACGAAGGCGTTATCAGGGTTGAGCAGCGGCATACACGTATTACATTTCGCGGCGAAGAACTTAACCGCATTATCATTACCTGCAAATACCTTACGGCACAGGCTCAATGGATATTTGAGAATTACGAAGATGCCGCAAAACTGGCAGAAACCATTAACGAAATCAATAAGCGCATTAATGCTGTATTGGGCTTTAAGTCCGAACTGATGACTATTGGTATATGCCCAAGTTTGGATGATGATGGAAATGAATGTGGCGCTAAGTTACAGATTAACCCTTCAACCCTTACTTCATTCGGAGACATTAAATGTAAGGCATGTAATACAGTATGGCCTTCTCAAAGATGGCGTTTACTTGGAAGGGCTATTAATGCTGACAATTGATGAAGCCATGAAATTGTTCAAGGTTTCAAGGCCCACCGTCTATCGTTGGATTAAACATCACGGCGTAAGAAGTAAGATAATTGATGGCGTTAGATATTTCGACATAGACGGATTGCAAAACGCACACGAATTACGGCGCGGTAAGTAATTCCATGATAATCTACGCAGTATCTTGGAATAAGTCTATTGTGGGGAGTAAAGCGGGTAAAGAACAATGCAAGTAGTCGCAACTGATTTAACGGTTGAAGAAATAGACGAAGCATTAGGTTACTTGCGCGTAAAACTTCAAGACCGATATGGCAACAGACTTACATACCAACAGCGGCAGTTTTACCTTGAATCCATCAATGACCTTTTGGATGCACGCTTAAAAATTAGCGGGGCTATCTAATGGCCTATTCAGAGCAGACACGTGCCGAAGCATTATTGGCCGTAGAGATTAATAACGGCAACGTCTTACAGACTGCAACGCAATTAGGAATGGCAGAATCAACCTTACGCAAGTGGGTAGAAGAAGCCGAACTCGCAAAAACCTGCGAAACCGTAAGCGATGTTGTTGAAACTTCAACTACTTTATTAGAGGAAAAACGTGGAGATTTTATTGCGCATCTCAAATTGCTACGCAATGCGACTATGGTGCAGTTTGAACAAATCATCCCAGACCTTAAAGCAAAAGAAGCCGCAACAGCGTTAGTAGACTTAACCAAACTGATTGAATTGTTAGAAGGCAACGCTACGCAACGTGTCGAAGCGGTATGGAATGGCGAATCGGTAGGGGAAGCAATTGAGCGATACAAGCAAGACTTTGAATCCCGAATTAGTCGCACTGCGGTATTGGAAGTGGAATCATCCCGAATTGGGGATAGCGCGGAA